ACCCTGGCCTACGCACAGGACTGGAAGACCACGGACAGCCTGTCCAGGTACCTGTACGACAACGAGGGCGAGCAGGTCGCGGCCTCCTTCAAGCCGGTCAGCGGCAGCGGCGGCACATGGTCCGCCGACCTGCTCATCATCCCGGGCGCGATCGGCGGCACCGTCGATCAGGTGGCCGTCGCCACCGTCACTCTCGGCGTGCTGGGTAGGCCCGAGTTCACGCCGCCGGCCTGACCGGCGGCGCTTCCCATTTCGCGACCAGGATTGAGGGGGTGGCCTGTGCTGACCATCGATGACCGAGAGCTGCAGGCCGCCGTCCTGGCGTTCCGGCTCGCCGACCGCGGCCTACGCAATCGGATCAACGACTCGACCCGCGAGCAGTTCAACGGCCCCTGGCGAGCCGGCATCGCCGCGGCCGCCGACACGCAGCTGGAGCGGCGGGTACTCGTGCCCGGCGCCCGGATCGCCGCCGGCAACCCGCCGGTGTTCGTCGCCGCGGGCTCGCGGCGGCCGCTGTCCGGCGGGCTCGTGCCCGATACGCAGTGGGCCGGCGTCGAGTTCGGCGCCGACGACACCGTCACCAGCTACACCCGGCGCAGCCCCAAGGGCACCGTGCACCGGGTCACCCGGCACACCCGCCGGCAGCTGCCGCGCCGCCGCAAACACGGCCCGGTGTTCACCACCGTGTCCGAGTTCTCGCCGCGGGCCGCGTCGCTGTGGGCGCAGATCATCGTGCGGGTCTACGTCGACGCCGCCGCCGGACGGGCGTGACCACGTGCCGATCAAGATCCCGTTCGTCGCCGACGTCGCCCGGTTCCTCGCCGGCACTCAGGACGCCGAGCGCGGCCTGGACGACGTCAGCGACTCGCTGTCTGACCTGGCCCGCTCGGCCGACCAGGACGCCGAGCGGATCGAGCGCTCGTTCGAGCAGGCCTTCGACAAGCTCAAGGCCGAGGGTCGCACCGCCACCCGCCGCGTCGCCGACGACGTCGACCACTTCCGCCGCGACGGCGGCGGCGCCATGGCCGACTTCAAGGACGAGGCCCGCCAGAACCTCGCCGAGTCCGTGTCCTCGTTCGAGGGCAACGCGAGCTCGGCCGTGGACGCCGTACAGTCCACGTTCGGTGGCTTGGCCGCCGCTCTCGGCCCGGCCGGCCTGATCGGCACCACCGTGGTCGCCGCCGGCATCGGCATGGCCCGCGGCCTGTTCGCCGCCGCCGACGAGGAGACCCAGAAGTTCAAAGAGCGGGTCGGCGCCATGTTCGACGAGCTCCGCGAGAACAACAACCAGATCACCGTCGAGTTCAAAGAGGACGGCATCGCCGAGCTGCTCGGCGACAGCGAGCGGCTGCAGGCGATCTTCGGGTCCGACGATCTGCGCAAGGTCAACCAGACCCTCAAGGAGATCGGCCTGTCGGCCGGCGCCACGTCGCAGCTGTTCGCCGGCCTGACCGGCGGCACCGAGGACGTCGAACAAGCCCTGTACGCGGTGACCCGCCAACAGCAGAAGTGGTTCGCGATCCTCAACGACCCGTCCGCGTCCGCGACGGCCCGCGGCAACGCCCGCGAGCAGATCGAGGCGCTGGCCCGGATCAAGCGTGGCCTCGAAAACAACAGCGCCACCGCGTCCGAGGCGACCGCCCGGACCGACCTCTACAACCAGGCCCTCGGCAAGCTGCCCAAGGACATCGACACCGACGTCACCGTGTCCGACCACGGCACCGCCAAGGACACCGACCGGCGGATCAACCACGCCGCCCGCCGGCGCAACGTCCCGCTCGAGGTCGTCCCGAACATGAACGGCGTCGACCGGCACATCCGCAACTACTTCAACGGCAAGGTCTACCAATTCCAGGTGGCACCGCGGCCGGGAAAGAACGTGGCCACATGACCGCAGCGCTCAGCGTGGTGAACGCGACACCCGAGCGGGTGCGCCTGGAGGTCGTGGAGTCCGGCGCCGGAGACACCCGCACGCAGCGGATCACCCGCACCGACGCCAACGGCACCCGCGCCGTCCGGGTGCCGGCCGGCACCTTCCCGCTCGCCGCCGGCACCCACACGATCGATGACCATGAGGCGTCCCTGCGCACCGGCGGGACCATCACCTACCGGGCGTTCACCGTCGCCGGCGACGCCGACGACGTCCTGACGAGCGACCCGTGGACCGGCACCGAGCAGGCGCACCTCACCGTGCCGCTCGTGCCGTCCCTGGGGCTGCTGCTCGCAGACGGGCCGGACGACCCCGACGCCGTCCCGGTGACCCGCTACGGCGGCACCCGCCTGTCCTCGACCACCCTGCACCCGATCATCGGCCGCACCGACCCGGTCGCGGTGCTGGGCCCGTCCGCGCTGCCGGTCGGCGCGCTGGAGTTCGCCACCCCCGACCTGGAGCGCGCCGGCCAGCTGGTCGACCTGCTCGCCCGCGGCTGGACGTACATGCTGCGTCAGTCCGACCAGCCCGGCCTCGACCTGTACTTCGTCGTGACCGGCACCGCGCTGGAGCACGGCGAGGACGACCGCGCCGACGGCGCCCGGCTGTGGCTGCTGCGCGTCGACTACGCGCGCGTGGCCGCACCGCCGGACGACTCGGCCACGACCGCCGGCTGGACCTATGGCGAGCTGGCCGCGGCCGCCGGCACCTACGCCGAGCTGCCGGCCCGGTGGGACACCTACCTCGACCTGGCGGTCGGGTCATGACCGGCCTCTACGACGCCGCGGTCGAGGACCTGCTGCGCGGACCGCTCGAGCACCGGTGGAGCGTGCAGTTCTACGACGCCGACGACGACCCGATCGACCTCGACGTGACCAGCGTCGAGGTCACCTTCGACGAGCACTGGTGGCCCTACGTCCAGGGCACGATCACCGCCGTCCCGACCAGCCAGGCCGTCCTCGACGCCCTCGACCCGCGGCAGATCATCCGCTGCGTGATCAGCGCCGGCTACGTGCTGCCCGGCCGCGTCGAGGACGTCCACCCGATCGCCGAGCTGTACCTGGCGCGTCGGGTCGTGCGCCGACCCGACAACGACGTCGTGCTGTCCGTGCAAGGCCCCGAGTACCTGTTCGGGCGCACCACCGAGCTCAACGGCGTGACGAACATCGAGAACCTCGGCACCTGGGACTCCACCACCGAGGCCCGCGACGCGATCAACAGCTGCCTCTACGCGGTCGGCTACCCGATCAACCGGTATCCGGTGGACGGGTCCGGCTGGGACTACGAGGGCGCGAGCCGGGCCACCGGATGGTCCGGCGATCTCTACTGGGACGGCTCACAGTGGGTGGACGAGACCTACGGCGCGAACCTGGTCAACACCCACCCCGTCGCGCTCGACGTCGCCAGGGACATCGCGGCCCGCGTCGACGCCTGGCTGCGGTGCGACGAGACCGGCATCTGGCGGTGCTCCGGCTACCCGACGCTGGCCAGCGTCGCCGCGCACCAGCTGAAGGTCGGTGCGCAGGGAACCGTCATCTCCTCGCAGACCACGATGGAGCGCACCGAGGACTGGGCCAACGCGGTCATCGCGCACTTCACCTGGCGCAACATCAACGGCGACCAGGAGAGCTGGGCCAGCGCGCACGTGACGTCCGGCCCGTTCGCCGTCGACCAGGTCGGCATCGTCGCCACGCTCGTCGAGCGCCCGCTGCCCGCCTGGATCTCGCAGTCCCGCCGGGAGGCCATGGCCGCGTCGCTGCTGCGCCGCTCACTGTCCAAGGGCCGCGGCATCAACCTCGACGCCGTCGCCGCCTACTGGCTGCGGCCCGGGCACACCACCACCGTTGCGTTGCCGCTCGGCCCACAGGAGCGGCACCTGATCTCGGCCGTCACCTACCGGCTCGCCGACGGATCGATGTCCCTGACCACCCGCGTCCCGGACGACTCGTCCGAGATCACGATCGGAGGCTGACATGCCCACCACCCCCGTCGGCGCGCTGCCGTACCCCGCCGACACCGACGCACCCGACGTGCCCAGCGACCTCCAGGCGCTCGCCGAGGCGCTGGCCGAGTACACGCACGACCCCCTCGGCTACGTGATGTGGGCCTTCCCCTGGGGCGTCGAGGGGACCGAGCTCGAGCACGAGAAGGGCCCGCGCG